ATAATCTGCATTAGCAACCGTTCCATTAGCAATAAGTTGTGATAATGTATTTAAACCATCAGCAAACTCAAAACATGTAAGTCTATGATGTGAATACTTAGGTGGTAATGTTTCTACACTATCAGGTTTGAAATATACACCTTCTTCTGCTCCATCAAAGAATGAGAATTGCCAGAAGTAAGTACCACCAGTTACTTTGAAGATTGCAGTTCTTGCTGGTACTTGTGCTTCTGTGTTTATACCTTTAGCAGCGTATGTTGTAGGATAAGGAACATACTTTGGAATTATTTTAGTTCTTCTAAGGTCACTACCAACTACAGAACAACCTCTGGGTACAATAACGCCACCCTCGATTGAATTATATTTGTATAGTACATTATTTGGAGACGTTAAATCTAGGTTAGAGTTTTCATCAATAGGTGCAACGTTTGTATAAAGAATATCTCCAGGTCTGTTATCTATTTCATATACTGCTGGATATAAGTAAATTGAAAATGCGTCAAATTCGTCATTACTTAAACCGACTCTATATGAAAATCGTGCCACCTCAAGGAAAGCACGTTGCAAACTCTTAAACGGACGTAATGCCGAGTTACCCCTGTTATCAATTGCATCAGAAGCATCGAAATCGTCAGGGTTTACGTAGATAATACGTCCAGTTCTGGACGTAATAATATTCTTTAACCTAGTTAGTGACATTACGTATACGCTATTCCTATATGGTTATTTATTAGATCGCTGCGAAGACTCTAGCAGTAAATGCTGTGCTTGCATCCTCAAATCCAATGAGACTGAATGAGTTATTAGCAGTAGTACTATTAATAACTATTCTCTCACCAGGACCAACAACTAATGAAGTGATTCTATCTACTTCATTATTGCCATTGGTAACACCATTAACAATATAATGCTCATCCTCAAGTGCATCACTAGCTACAGTAACTGAGTTAACAGTAACAGTATTTCTAGAAAGATTTTCTAGGAGTGGTGCATCCTTAAAGACTAAACTACCAGCAAACTCTGGAGAATTAAGACCTTTAACTACTTTCAGAGTAGTTCCATCATAATCACGAACATAACCATAAGCACCAGATGTTTGAGCAGTTACTGTAAAAGTAGTTGCTGTTTGTGTAAATGAATCGGATGCATTAGCCCAAGTACCATTAATATCATAAACAAAGAAATCAGTATAGGTAAACTGTGATGACATTGTGATAGATCTATCAGCACCACCATAATCAGCATTACTAGCAGTACCTGATCCACCATCATAGAAATACATAACAACTAGAGCAGTACTTGCTGTCCAGTCATACTGAATAAATGCACCACCAGATCCAGCAGTACCACCACTGGTCTTACCAGTAGTATATTCAACACCATCATCACCACCACCTATTACACCATCAGGACCCCATATTCCATTGACAGTACTAGAAATTTTAAAATCTCTACCACTCATAGAAGCATCTGAAAGATCAAACTTATAAGTACGATCAGTAAATGCTTCTAAAGGATCTCCAAGGAAAAGACTATATGTACCACCAGCAGTTGTAGTTGAAATTATAAAATCATTACCTGCAGCACCGATACCACCACTTGAAATAGTACCAGAAGCAGCACCAGAACTTACAGAATTACCATCAGCAAATTCTGCACCAGTTCCATTAATAGTTGATGGTCCAATATAAAGAATAGTTCCAACAACACCAAAAATTACTGCTGTTGTATCATTAGGTGAAGTTCCTGTAGAAAGAGTTGAACCTACAGTATAAGTACCTGTTACAGATTCTAAAGTTATTTGCCTTATTGATGCAGTCTTTACATACCATGTTGTTAAATCAGGAACAGCAAATGATTCAAAGTACATAGTCTTTTCAGAATCATCACTTGTAATCAAACTACCACCAGTAAGACCAGTAGTGGATGACATAGCATTATCCACTGTTACCTTATATCCTGTGATCAAATCACCCTTATGCAACCTATACGTTGATGCATCAAGAGTTAATTTTTGATCATAATCCTTTATACCCACTTTATAAGCAGATCCAGTTCCATCATTCGCTACAGTCAATACTGTACTTGCAGATTTATCTACTGGAGCTGAATATAAAACAGTATTTGTATTTGCACCTGGTTTAGATTGTGCTAAAATTCCTTGGTCTGCCATAGCTATTAATTAGAATCCTGCGTAGAAAAATTGTTGTAGTCTTGTTCTTGAAGTTAAGTTTGCCGCACCAATACCAGCACCAAAGTTAACATCATCAACAGTCACGTTTTCGGTAGATAGTAGAGTAGCATCTGCATCTGGGAACCGAATAGTTCTGGTAGAAGTAATATTATCTACAGAAATAGTCACTTGTCCAGGTAATCCTGTTTGAGCAAGTACTGGATTATAGATTGTTTTATTCTTTAAATCCTGTCCTGCTAACTCTGTTACTATTGTATTGACATCACCATCATTATTTAGGTTTGATGTAGGTGGAAATTGAACAGACTCTATAGTAAGAGAATTACTATTTGATATATCAAATAAGAATCTCTTAGTAGGATCTGTTGTATCAGATACAATCAAACCACCAACAGTCTTGTTAGTAAGAGTTTGAGTTGATTCTGTACCAACTAAAATTAAACTTTGGTCTGGGCAAGAAATAGTTCTGTTAGCACTTAATGCTGAAGTATTCCATTGAACCCAACTTGTTCCATCATCTGCATTAGCAGCAAATTTAGGAGTAACGAAAGTCTTATTTAAAGTTGTCTGTTCTGTTTTAGTATCAAGTAAGGTAGAAGATGTTGCAGTAGGTTCTCCAGAAGTTGTTACTGCACCTGCATCAGGTAAGAAGTAAGATCTCCTAGTTCCTGACGTTGTTGGCCAGTTGATTTGAAAAATTGCTTCTTCAGTACCATCAACAATAACAAAATTATCCTCATCAATAAGAAGAGTTTTATTTGTTAACGTTTGAGTAGTATTGTCACCTACAATTGTAGTGCCATTACCTTGAGTAATCTGAGGAAGTGTCATGATTCTGGTACTAGTACCAGTACCAACATTACCTACTTCAAATCTAACCTTTGGACCCTGAGAATCCTCTAGAACAAATGAGGAATCTTCAATTAGAAATTGTCCTGTTACCTTAACCGCACCTGTACCTTTTGGAGCAAAAACGATATCTGTATTTTGTGCTACATCATCAACTGCTGTAACATATAATGAAGTACTATCATTACCATTATCAAGACGAGTGGCATATAATCCACCATCACCAAACGCTACACCTATTTGATTGTATGCATCTTGATACAATCCAGTGTCTCTATCAAGGTCAAAACATAAACCAGGTTCAGTTTTTGTTCCTTGACTGACTCCTTTCATTAACTGATTAACCTTCGCTTTCCTATTAGGAATCAAAGGATCAGACACAACAACAGGAAGAATTGCTTCTCCCGACAAATTGGAGTCAGATATTGTCTCTAACTGTGATATCTTCTTAGTTGCCACGAATAATCATACGTTTTGCTACAGTTCTATTTAGCAAGGTCGTCAATAGTAAATAGACTAATAAAATCTAATCCTTCTTGTTCCATAATAGAACGACAGTCATAATCTTGCCTATCAACTATAGTAATAACACGATCAACAACGTATCCTGCATCACGTAACACATATACTGCTTTTAATGCAGATTGTCCAGTAGTTGTAACATCCTCTAGTACTGTTACTTTAGCACCTTTAGGTAGTACTGGTCCTTCTATTTGAGATTGAGTCCCATGACCTTTAGGTTCTTTCCTAATAATTAAACCATCAAGATCAACTTCATCTGCTGCTGATACTGTTACCACTCCACTTACTAATGGGTCAGCACCCAGAGTAAGACCTGCAACTGCATATGTGTCCTCCTCTATACATTCAAGTAAGAGACAACTAGCATAAAACAATCCTTTACCATTAAGTGTAACTGGCTTACAGTTAACATAATGAGTACTAAATGCACCAGAAGATAGTGTAAACTCACCTTTACGATAAGCATCCTTCTTCAATAACGCTAATAGTTCTTCTCTCATAGAAGAACAGCCCCAATAACAAAACCCTTAACGAAAGCAAGACATAGCATTTGATAATCAGTCAAGTTAAACTTGTCCTGAATTTTCTTTGCCATTGCCTTATCCCAGTCCTTAATCTTAGTGACTGCTGGTCCTAGTGTAATTTTCATTTTTTCTTCTCCTGAATGTCGTACTCTATTACAATTTTTTTAGATGTTCTACCAGTACTAGCATATGTAGTAGTTCTATCCATTGTACCATTAAGTTCAGCAGTAATTGTTAATAACTCTGCTATCAAATCTGATTCGTTATCTATCATCGGCTTTCAAATATAATGTTAAAGGACACGCTCATTCTATCATATCCACTCTCATTTGTCGCTACTCCATGATCCAAATATGATGGAAACAATAACAATTTACCCTCTTGAGGTATCTGACATTGTTTATAAGCATAATGATTAAAAGTAAATGATGTAATCATTGATGGACAAGGAGATTGAAAGAATAAATCTCCTGTTTCATCTTTATCATTACCTACTTTATAATAATAAACACCAGAAATATCACAATGTCCATGATTATGGATATGTGCATAATCTCTCTTCTCAAATTTAGTTATCCAAGAACTAACAATATCATATCGTACTTCTTCTCCATGTGTATAATAACCACTCTGTTCAAACTCTATAGCACTAAGATAATTATGAATATGCTTATGAATCTCATCAGAGAGATTAGTTAACTTATGTTCTCCTATAACATTTGTTTTAAAATCAGGAGCAGATAATTTATGTGTCTGTCCGAAATTAGGATTGTATAAAAATTCTATTTTCTCACAGACATCATCCAATTCACTTTGAACTGCATCCAAGTTACCAATCATCGCAGCATACACTGGGGTTGGAAACAAATGATACAATACAGAATCTTTTGTAGGTCGCTTAACAGGTTGATGAAAATCCATTAATCCATAACACCTTCAACACTATCAAGTAAAGTCGAAACTTCATTTAAACAATCTATTCTCATCATCATATCAGAGATATGCTTGCTGATATAAGGTTTTTCACTCCTTGCTGCAAAAGCTAGTGCTTCTCTCAGTTTATCTTGTGCTTCATTTAAAGCAGTTTCTACTTGTGCCGATAGTG